CACGTCGTCGACGCGCTAAACGCCGACGTCTTGTTCGCCGTCAGCGCCGTGTCCCATGCCTGCAAAACATACTTCACCTTCGGCGGCTCGGGGGAGCGCCACCACTTAAACCACGTCTGATCAATGATACCCCCATCATCAACCACCGGGTTCTGCTGATACAACGACGACCAAATCCTAGACGTCGTCGATGGCTGGCGGCGGATGTTCTCAAGTTCCTCTTTCGGGAACTGCTCCGGCCACAGTGCATCCCCGGGCTTGCGCCCAAGAATGTCCTTATCCACCGCCATAGCGGGCAATATTACCCGCTCCCACTTCTCCCCCTCACCATCCCTCTCCGCCTGATCCAGACGACCCATGTGGTCACCCAGATGCCAGCGCGTCCCAATCAAAACTATCGGCGTGTCCTTGTTCTTCCGACGCGTGAAAAAATCCGCGCCATACCACGACCACAACTTGTTACGCTCACTCTCACTCTCCGCCGCCTGAATCCCAGACAGCAAATCGTCCCCAATCAATATGTCCCCACGACGACCCGTCACGTTCGCACCAACCGCGGTCGCGTGATAACCACCACTCCCCGTCGTCATCCACTCCCCAGCCGCCGTCTTGTCCGCACTGATCCCAACGCCCGGGAACAACCGGCGATGCTCGTCACCCTTGATGACGTTGCGCACCTTCAAACCAAACGAATCCGACAACTCTTGTTTATGGGTTGCGAATATGACGTTCCGGTCAGGGTTCTTCGACAAATAATACGCCGGGAAATAGTGAGACGCCGCAAACGACTTCCCATGACCCGGAGGCATGCTAATCATCAAACGGCGGATCTCACCGCGCGCAACCGCATCCAGCTTCTCACACACCAACCGCAAATGCGGCGGCGGCGCCAACCCACTCACATACTCAACATACTTCGCAAACGACGATATCGCCTCCTCGCGGGAAACCAACTCCGCCAGCAATTCATCCAGCGTCAGGTCGTCGTTCATCCGGCAGCCAAATCCGCGCGCTGCTGAGCATCCACTATACGCAGATACTCGTCCATCCAAAACGCCGCGTACTGCGCCATCTCCGAATGGCGCCGATGCATTCGATGCAACTCCGCCTCCAACTTCGCAATCCGCGCGTCCTTCTCCGTCTCAGTCATCACCATCCCCAATCCCACGAACCAACGTCCCCTCAATCACCTTCACCGGACGCGCCCGATCCGCAACCATCGCCCTGAGCGTCGCCAAATCCAGATCCTTCGCGCTCACACTGTGGTTCACATTCACCGTCTGATCCAACATCCCCAGCAACTGTGCCTGCGTCTTCACAGCACTAATCGCACTCGGATACGCACCCTTGTCCATCGCCGCCTGAACAACAGCCTGCAACTCATCCAAAAACAAATCCCGCGTATACTCCCGGCGCTCAACATCAACCCCCGAAGCCTCAGCCGCCATAATCAAACGCTGAACCTCCGGCCTCGCCAATTGCCTCGATGCAACAATCGACATGTTCAACTCAGGACTCGTAATCCCAGCCCTGACGCACGCAATCTCAGCCGCGTTCCCCTTCTTCAGCGCACGCTGCTCAACATAAACACGCGCGAAAATCGCGTCCCGCTCAGCAGGACCTATCACATCCAAATCACCCGTGTCATCAAACATAATCAGCGCCCCGGCAAAACTACAAAATAAACATAATGGAACCGCAGCTAAAAACAAAGGGGGGTGTTTTAGGGGGTGGGGGGTCTGTGTGTAGCCCAGACGGATTTGGAGCGAAATGTGGGGGAGAGTGGGTATATATAGCTACGAAGGGCGGCCAAGCCGGGCGAACTGGGTGGGTGGGGGGTGCCAGAGGGCGCCGGCCCTACCCCCAGCCAGCAACAGGCAGGCCGGGCAATGCATGCAATCTGTATACGCAATTGCTGCGCTGGCATGGTGACACGGCTGTTGACGCGATGGCTGATTGCTGTATCTCTGGCGGCGCGGCAACGGTGCCGCAGAAGGGGTTTCGATATGACGCGCAAACAAATATATATGCGGGCATTGCATGCCCAGCCCTCGCAATGGATTGCAGCCAGCGCGGCCAGCCCATCGCCCGCCATGACGCGCACCCATGTTGCGCTGCACTTGATTGAGCTTCGCCGCCGTGCGCGGATTGCCGCGCATTATGCCAACGTTGCAACCGTAGAGGGCTGGCAATGATTGACCGCAGCGAAGTCAGCCGCGCGATGGCGAAGGCCATTGCTTACAAACAATGCGGCAAACAACGCGAGGCCGAGCAATGGGCGCGGGAGCTAGTGCGCTTGCTCGAATGTGCTGAAATCTTACGCTGAACCATCCCTGAAAGGAACCAGAACCATGACACGCAAGGACTATGTGATGATAGCCGCCGCCCTCCGGGAGACGCTGGCCCATATCGCCAGCAATGGCGACAGCGAACGGCTGTCAGACAATGGCCGCACCTTTAATTCCGGCGAACAATCCGGCGTGCGTTACGCCGCGCTCCGGGTGATGGAGGCGCTGGCGGCTGAAAATCCCCGCTTCGAACGCGAGACGTTCTTGAGGGCTTGCGGCTTCTACGCCTGATCACACTGGGGGAGGCGCGAACCTCCCCCATCACATTGCAATGTGACGCAACACACTGGGAGCATAACCGCCATGAATACCGCCACCGTTACCCTGATCCGCCCCCGCCGTTGGCTGCATGCCGCAACGGGCCTGACCATATGGTTGCCATGCGATAAGCGCACCTTTCGCGTGATAAACCGCGACGGGGATGAGCAGACGCCGCGCCGGTTCCGCAGTCTCAAGACAGCGGCGGCATTCCTAGACCGACTGTCGCGCTGATCCCACCCATCACAGCCCAGAGAGGAACCAGCATCATGGCCAAGATGACAAACGCTGATTATGCCGCCCTTCGCGCGGGATATGCCGAGAGCGAGCGCGTCGCCCGCGACGGGGGCCGAGCCCGGTATATCAATCCCCACCCTTGGGGAAGCCGCCTGCACCGCATGTTTGAATTCGGGTGTTACGTGCACGAGAAGGGCCTTTGGCTGGGCGCACAGGATTATTGGCAGACCGGGAGGGGTGGCACGTTCACGTCACCGGCAGGCACCACCTATCGCCTGTGGTGCGATAAGTCAGGGCTGGGGATACAGCGCATCGCCTGATAGGTCAGCACCACCCCCAACTAGCCCGGCCTCACCCGCCGGGCTTTTCTTTTGCCTGTCAAAGGCACCGAACAGCGCCGCCAGCGCCGCGCTGGCACCAGCCACCACCCCCGGCACCCCGCCGCGCCCAGCGGGCTTTAAAACCGGCAGCCCCTCGCAGCCACCGCCAGAGCTTGTCCCCGGTTGCATCGCCTGTTGACACGGCGGCTAGCGCCTATCTGATGTGTCACGGGCTAAGAGCCTGTTTTCGCTGCATAAAAAGGCGTTTTGAAACAGAAAAACGCCATTTGTCACAGCGCCTGTTTCACTCCAAGCCTTTGAAAAAGCTCCCCTTTTCTTATTATTATTATAATTGAAACAAGATTTAGAGATATATAGGTTTAAGGAGGTGGTGCGTTGTATACATAACACAGCAGGGGTATGAATACCTATATGGGGCTATATTTCCCGAAAAACCGTTTCATTTGCGTTTTCGCCCCGATTTCGGTAATGTTATCAGTGTCTTGGAGTGAAACAGCCAACCGTCACAGGGGCGTTTCACCCGTTTCAAAACGCTGTTTTATCGTTTGGTTTCAGGGGCTTGGCCCGTGACATTTTGTTTCATGAGCAATCTCAATGGGTTAACCCTTCGTTGTAAGTTAGTTTTAATCGAAAACGAGCGTTTCCCTGTCGATCCGATTGCGGATGTGAAAGCTCCGTTTTCGGTGCTGATTTACTGTTGCGCGAAATGTCACGCTGAATTAGAGGCTGGGTGACGGTCTTGACGGGCCGTTTGAAACGGGAGGCATGAAATGTTTGTTGGTCAAGGTTTCCGTGATTACGTCTGCGAGGGCGATAGCATCACATGCGAGGTGGACGGCTTCGAGGTAACGGCGACGGTTCGTTATGACACGAACAGCGGCGCGCCTGACAGGGAACAGGACGGTTTTTGGCCCTCGCTTGACCCGAAGGATGCGGGCTGGATTGGGCCGAAAAGCAAGGCGACACTGGCGCGGCGCATGGCGCGGGCGCAGGCTGTAATGGACGCATGGAAGAACGATGAATGGTTCTGGTGCGGTATAGTCGTGAGCGTGTCGCGCAATGGCATTGAGATTGACGGCCATGCTGCATCACTCTGGGGCATTGAGTGCAATTATCCCGTGTTTCGTCGGGGCCAGCGGGCGAACGCCTATCTGGTCGAGGTGGCGAACGAGCTGTTGGACGAGGCGCTGGATGTGGCGCGCGTCCGGGTTGATGAGATGCGGGAGGCTTTGGCATGACCGAGAGCCGCCTTCACTCTGCGCTGGCTGTTGCCGCGCTTGTTATCATCGTCGCCGTTCTGGCGCTTATCTGAGGGAGATTGTGTGATGCTTAATTTGGATTATGCCCGCAAGAATGAGGGCTATTATTACGGCGACGGCGCGGCGCTGATTGCCGAGTGGGTGGCGCTGGCCGCCAGCAAGCGCAAAAGCTGCAAGGGCCGGGCGAAGGCCGCCTATGACGCGATGTGCCAGTTTGCAAAGGCTATCGGCTGTGACCCGGAGCGCGAATGCTTCATCCGGCAGGAGCGGGAAGGCTGGCGCATATCGTTTGAGGCTGGCCCGTATGAGTGGGCCATCGTGGCGAGTGAGGCGCTGTGCCAGTGCGGCATTTTCGCAGAGCCGCATTACAGTTTCGACCTGTGTTTCTATCCGAAGTGAGGGAGGCTGTGATGCTGGATAATATCCTGTCCGGGCAGGGCTTTGAGCCTGAACACACGGGTGGCGGGTGCCATGTGCTGTCGCGGTATCTGCTGTCTGGTGCGTATGTGTGGGTTTCGGACACGCACGGCTGCGATGTGCCGACATGGGAGGCTTGGCGCGTGGTTGCGTATCCTCCCGGCTGGGACGGTGGGCCGGATACCGCGCTGTTTGACGCCTATGCGGACGACAGCCTGTTTGGGCTGAGGGAAGCGGTCGCGGCGGCGCTGGATGCGGCGCTGGACGCATAACGAAGGGGGATGACGATGATTGTGAATTTGACGTTGAGCGTAACACTGACGCTGCCTGATGGGAGCGCGTCACTGGACGATGGCTGTGGGCGCGCGTGGCTGTTGCCGAACGGCGACTGGGTGAAACCGTGGGTTACGCTAGAACTGAATGACAAGCGCGACCTGTCGTTCGTGGAAGTGCAGACGATGGGGATGGACATCGAGGAGATGGTTGAGGCCGTCGATATTATCGAGGAGCAGGGACAATGAGCAAATATAACGGATGGACGAATTACGCGACATGGCGGGTGCGGCTGGAGATGTTCGACAGCTATGACGGCGCGTCGGATAACGATCTGGACGCCTACGATCTAGGCCAGAACCTGCGGGAGATGGCGCTGGAGACGGTGGCGGAACAGGCTTCCGGGCTGGCGCTGGACTATGCCGAGGCGTTCCTCTCGGACGTGAACTGGTTCGAAATCGCGGAACACATGATTGAGGATTACCGGGAAGTAGAGGCGGACGCATGAAACGGGGGAGACACACACCGGGGCCGTGGTTTGCGGTCGGGTATCAGGTGGAAATTGAGAGCGAGACTGTCGCGGATATCTGCACGACGAACGCCCACCTATTTGGGCAACCCGGCTTGCACGACGATGCACGAGCGATGGCGAATGCCCGCTTGATCGCTGCCGCGCCTGAGATGCTGAAAATGTTAGAGGTCGCGCGTGATTCTCTGGAGGTGTCGAATTACGAGGGCGAGGAAGATGACGTGCTGGCGGCGATTGCGTCAGTGATAGCGAGAGCGAAGGGAGAGTGAAATGACGAAGGGTGTGATGGAAACGCTGGTCGCTGCGGCTGGTTCACTGGCCTATGCAGCGGATGCGCTGGAGGCCCCGGCTGGCTCGCACATGCGCGAGGTGATGCACGATCTGAGGCGGGCGGCGGATACGACGCTGCGGATATTGGCCACACTGGAGCATCTGGTTGAGAGGCATGGCGCGTTAAGGGACTCACCGTCTTGGGACGTGCGAGACGAAATTCTTCAGGACGATGCTCGCTGGCAAATCGCGAATGCGAAGGGGGAATTGAAATGACGGGACACACGCCGGGGCCGTGGTTCGTTACCCGCAAGGGGTTCATGATCGAGACGGGGGTTGAGGCGCTGTGCGAGCCGGGGCCTGATGGCGAGGCACGCTGGCTGCCAGTCTGCACTATGCAGAAAGATTGGGACGCGCAGACCGTGGATGCGAATGCGCGATTGATCGCTGCTGCGCCTGACATGCTGGAGGTGCTGGAGGAGCTTTTGTGGCTGAGGGAGCAGCAGTTTTCATCTGCGGTGAAGAAGAAAAACGCCTACGAGCGGGCGATGTCGAGGACGCCTATGGGCCTTATAAAAGGAACGATGAAATGACAGGGCAACAGGCGCTGGCCGCGCTGGATACGGCGATTGCGGAGCAGGAGCGGGCGCGGTGGGTTCATGCCCGCCGGGTGCGCGATGAGGCCGCGCAGGTGGCGCGTGAG